GAACGGGAGAATCTAGAAAAGACATACCAGCCGCCCCTCCCCTTCACAACACGCAGAAGGGGAGGGAAACGGCAAAAAATTGACCGGACGCGCCCTGCGGGCGCGCCCGGCAAGCAGAAAGGCCCCACCCGCCCGCCCGTATTATGAGTGTGACATATGCCTCTAGCGTCTTTTGGGGCGCTTTTCTAAAGACAAAAAAATTCAAAAATTCGAAATTTTTCAAAAAAAAATCGCGGCGTCCTTACGGACGCCACGATTTTTTAATGTTTGCCCTGACTAATGGGATTCCAGGGACGCTTAGACGATCTGCCGTAAATAACCGCTTCCGTCAAATCCTCTGTGAACTGGACGGGGTTCTTGTAAGTAATCTCGTCATGGCCCTTGGCACCAACAGCCGGCATCAGTATCTTCTTCAGCTCATTCGATGGCATGTGCAGTGTCACGCCGCCGACATCCAGAAGCGCCGACAGTGTTTCGGGTGATATTCTATCGCCTTCAGGGACAGTCAGCTGAACAGCCGCGTTCGATAGTGTCTTCACCGTGCGGACGACTGGAATTTCAGTGACATGACCGTTACGATGGAAGATGCGCTTTGAAATAGCAGGCGCGGCAGGCTGGAAAATATAGGGATCCATGCCTGACATGAAAATCAACATTGTTCTGGCGGCCCAGGAATCCCAGTCCTCATCCTTTTCCTTGCCCTGACCCATAACCAATGCGCTAACCAATCCCAGCGCCGTTATTGCGCCAAAGGCGCGAACTGCCGAAATAGCGGCAGCCGTATAATCACCTTCCTTGAAGTGACCAATGGCATTGCCGACAAGACGCCGGGCAATAACGCCGTTCTTCATGCCTTCACCGGCAAAGACCGTAGCGATGCGCCCAAGAGGATTGTTTTGCAGTGTCGCTTTTGTCCAGTCGATTGCGTTTGGCATCCAGTTAATCAATGTTTGATCGCCGTGCCTGATTGCCTCTGCTTCAGTCTTTCCATTTCTTAGGGCATCAGTGTATGCGCCGACGAACAGAGCGGAACCAACGAAACGCGTAGAGAACTCAAGCAGAGCGAAATTTATCTTTTCCGTAAGAAGCTGGAAGCGGTCAATGGTAGAGCCGTTATAGGCAATGGCCGCAGAGTCTTTGGAAGACTTGAAGCGCGATGAAACGTTGTCTTGAAGCAGCTTCAAATACTCTGACTTTCCAATGATTTCATTGCGTGCTTCGCGATTCAGACCAACGGCCATTCCTGTACCCTGAACAATACCGCGCATGGAAACTTCACCGGAAACACCGGCAGCCGCGAGACGGCCAACGTCGCCGATAGCAGGCCCGAAAGTTGCGCCGATAACCATGCCATAGAAGGCGCGCTCCAGTTTATACGCAAATTCAGGAAGTTTTGCGCCATCAGGCCCCTGAGCAAAGTCTTTCAGAAGGTCAAGCAACGCTTGTTTGGCAACAGCGCCGCCGCGTTCAGTGACAATGCGCTGAAACTCTTCTGAATTGAACAGGTTGCTTAGCTTGCGGACGGTTTCTTCATGGCTGATGTAGTGAATTTCAGACGCGATGTTTTTGAAAATGCGGCTGAAATCCAGATCGAGAGGCGCGTTTGAAACCGCAGCGGCACGGGATTTTGTAAAGCCCTGAGACGTCGTGACGCGTGTACTGTGATTTGTACTCTGAGCAGTCTCGTCAACGTTTTTGCCGACAGCGCTCATTTCAGGGTGATAGAAAATGGGGAAATAACCGCCGCGATATGTGCCGAAACGCGTCTGCAATTCCACGGGCTCAATCTGCGTCATCGGCACGCCGTTCACAGCGCGATAAACGCGCTGAGTTTCGGCATACAGATCATCAGAGAACAGATCCCAGACCTGCTGAACAAAATCCCAGTCATTTTTATCAAGATGCGCATTCAGGAACGCGAAGACGTTTTCTTTTGTCCAGCCAGTCTTTTCTCCGCCGTAACCTTTAACAAGGCGATCGAGATTTGAACCGTTTCCCGTATTCAAAGCCATCATAAGCAGATCAGCATGTTTCAATTCACGGGACATGCCATTTCTCAACTGCATGTAATCAGGAAGCGTGACGGTTTCGCCCTTGTGAGTACGCATAGGCGTATTCGGCCCGATAAACAATTCCTGCACGCGCTTCAGAACCTTTTCGCCGAGGTCATTCTTCTTGTACTCAGCCTTTAACATTTCCTGCATTATGGCCTTGCCTATAGGCCCGAGGAAGTTCAGCTTTTCAGAGGCTTCCAGATGGAGAACATGGAACCTGAAGGCAGACTTTTTCACCTTATCCAAAGAGGAATCATCTGAAGAATTGACGTGGAATTCCTTCTCGGTCAGCCAGTGTTTAGGCATGGACTCTGAAAGAACCTCAAAGATGTTTCGACCAGGCGCATTTTCGTCTTGTGAGACGTTGTAAGTTTCGCCATCCAACTTCAATTCATAGAAGTCACGGGAAGCGCGTACAGCCTGAACCACAACAGCGTGAACATTTTCCTGCTGACGTGGAGACAGGTCATTAAACTTTGTGTCTTCGCCATCCAAAACGCCCTGAACGATTTTTGGATCGAAGCCGACCTCCATTTCATTCTCGACAAGAGCATCTTTGGCGTCACTTGCGAGAACCTTGACGGGATGCGCCCTGACGGCATCGACGAATTCTGAGACGCCGGAGCGTTCCGACATCTGAGCGGAAGACAGTGTGCGTTTTTTGATATTCAGTTTTTCCGCCAGAGCATCCAGAACATCCAGGAACCGTGCGTCTTTTTTGCCGATGCGCTTCCTGAAGTCATCATCCGACAGGCGATTCATAAAGCTCTGCCAACGCTGAGCGCGTTCCCGTGCCTGAAAAATCTCCGTTGCAATCGCGAAATTTCGCGTCTGGTTGAATTTCAGACCGAAGGCGCGCCGTTTATTGCCCAAAGCAAATTCCGTGCGAAAACGGGCGTCCAGACGCCTTGATTCACGCATGAATCCATAGGCATTCAGATCAGACAGTGGCTTGTCTTGGATGAAAGCGCGGGCGCGGGCGTAAATCTCTTTGGAAACATCGCCGCGGCCCAAAATCTTCAACTCGTCATTCAGTGATTTCAGTAATTCAGGGCTAAAGGCGAGAGCATCAATCTTAGCCTTTAGTTCAGCTTTTGCACTTTCCAGTTCTTCCTTGAACTCTTTTTGGAAAACAGCGTCAGCGTTGCGCCGAGCCACATGTTTCAGTGCGCGTTCAGATGGAGCGTCTTCAATCGCCTCGAACAGATCATCAGGAGAGCTGAAGTTCTGGAAGATGGGAAGTTGCTGAAGCTGTTGGAATGTCAGCCCGTCTTTCTTGACAAAAGGACGCCACGTCGGCGGCAGGTGTTTCGTATTCAAAGCCTTCTGAACCTCAGAAGTCTTAATGCGAATGCGATTTGGAACAGTCGCCTCAACGCCTGAGCTGGAAACATATCTGCCAGTGAGAATTAACTGCCGCGCAGCGTATCCAGGAGAATCCTGAATGCGTTTGGTTTCCGACTCAACAAGTTCACGGAAGCGCTTGAAAGCGTCGGCATCCAGCTGTCCCATTTTCTGCCTGTAAGCGGCAATTTCTGCGTTCCGCGTCAGATCATTGACGGCTTCCGCTCTCTTTTCCAGATAATCAACGTACTCGGAAATCGGAACGTCATCAATGGACGGAATAGGCTGTCCGGCGGCTTCTTCTGCATAAGCGCGAACCTGTCTGTCAGTCGCGAACATGCGCTGGAAGACTGGCCGGATATTGTCGTTTAGCTCAACATCATAAGAGAATTCGATTTTTTTGTAGATGCCGCCAAGCCATTTTTTGAAGCGATCAAAGGGACGCTCCATCTGTTTTGACGGAGCATTCCCTTCCATCAGGAACAGTTCAAACCCGCGGGCAAACTTTTCCTGCTGGTCTTCAGTGAACGATTCGCCCTGTTTTGCGCCGACGAATTCCAGAATACGGGCATAATCTTCTTTGACGCGTTTTGAAGCGTTGTCAGAAGTTGCCAGATCAGCGAACTGAACAAACCAAATGTGCGCAACCTCATGCGCCAGCGTGGAAATGTCCGCGTCTTCACTGAGAAGAATGCGAAACGCCTTCCGCCCTTCCTTCGCAGAAATAACCGTCTTGCCGCGGGTGTCCTGAGAGAGGACAGTGTCACTGGAAGAGACGGAAGGCGCTTCAGTGGATTCGTCAGAGGATGATTCGTTCAGCCCCAGTCGATTTCCGGAGCCCAATTCGGATGTCGTTGATGGAATGTCTTCTTGCGTTCCTGTCTGTCTTCCCAATCCGCTTTGTCGATTTTCAGTTGTTCCAGAAATAGATTCTCCGGAGGACGATCCGGCAGTGCGAGAATTTTCGCTTTCCGTTCCGGCCACGTCTCTTCCAGCGTCCGACCATCCAGAAGATGCGTCTCGTCCTTCATCGGAGGATATAACAGTTCCTCGATATCCTTCATACAAGGATCCGTCAGATGTTCTCCCTGATACCCGTCCCACTTGTTTATCAGTGCTTTGACTATTTTTCGGCTTATTGCTGAGGATGCCATTGACATTTGTTCTACTGAGTGGAGAAAGAACGCGCTCATTTGGTGCCTCCCATCTTAACAGGTCAATAACGTCATCTTCCGAAAGAACATCTAACAGAATTTTTTTCGGGTCACCAGAGAAATTCTTAATTGTCGTGATGGACAATCCGCCTTTGGTAAGCCCAGAAATATCGTCTTCCGTGTGCTGACCATCTGAAAAATCAATTTCACCGATTGAATACTTCGGTTTCAGCGACTTGTCAGCATATTTTGTCTCTAGGTTTTTGTCTGCTTCTGCGAAAGTCGATCCGAATCCTTCTTGAACGCCGATGCCGTGGACGATAACAAACTCCCCGTTCTCGCGTTCAAGAACAAATGTAAGACTTTTCAACCTGTTGGCAATCTCAGAAATAATTTCTTGAAGACTTTTTTCACTTTTTCCGGGAAGCAATAGAGCTTTGTATTCGTCGCCGTGTTGATGCGACGCAACAAAATTTTTATATTTTACCTTGCTATAAACCCAAGAAACGGCAGCAAGAATGCGATCAGTCGCATCATGACCGAGAATGTTGTTCAAGTCCTTCACACCGCTTAAATCGTTTGATGAAAACTCAGTGGCATTTTTTCCAATGCCATTAGAAATCACATCGTCGCCATTCCAGTTCGGAAGCAGACCAGCATCCAAGTAATAATCATCCAAAACATCCTTGGTGCTCATTTCCTGAATACGCTGAACCGTAGAATCGGCAAGAAACACGTCATCGGGAGCAATCTTTTCCGGATCGTCAATGACATCGCCGTTTTCGTTCAGCAAATCGCCGGGAAGACCGCGGACGTAAGAATCACCGGACGCATAATTTTCTGAAATTTTGCGGTTATTTTCGTCTTCCAGTGCCTTCCGTTCGTCAGGCGTCAGGTTTTCGGACGCAGCGAAATTAAACAATGCACTGACGTTTTGTGCATCTGCAAACAAGGCGGCACGTTGCGCCTGTAAGTCACCGGACTCATCACCAGCAGACGCAATCTGTTGGTCCAGACGTCGGATTTCCCGATAGGTGCCGGAAGGTGCGGATTTCCGATGGCCAATCTGACCGCGCTTGCGGCGCTCCTCGTTGGCCGCGCCGTGAACAGCGTCCAGTTCAGCCCAGACGGCCGTGTCGGCCGTGAAATCGACTTGAGGAAACGCCTTTTCCAACGCATCCAAAACAGCCTGCTGTTGCCCCTCAGGGAGCGCAACAACAATGGCATTGCCGTTCTGAGCAACTAAGCCAGGAAACAATTTATTCAGAAACTTCGCTTCCTTGCGCAGAAGCGTGTCAAGAGACTCGTGTCCCTTGGCGTCGTTCCACCATTTCTTGTGCTCAATGTCGAAGACAGTCAGCGGAGTATCAGGCCCCACTTTGTCCAGCAGAGCTTCCATCGTCAGAGCGCCGCTATTGCGATGCCGCATGACTTCTTCTGCGAGAGCACGGCCAGTCGGATCAGTTTGCAGTTCCTGAATGTGTTCGACAATCGCCGCACGGGCCGGATTGCCGTCAGCAATTCTCAAAGCCTCCTGATGCTTCGCAACAGCATCAAGCGCCGCATTCCGGCGCTCATTATCTGCATGCATTTCTTCCAGCTTTTCCTTGGGAGACTGGACAGAAGATGCCAACTGAATTGCCGTGGAAGTATTTGCGTTACTCTGTTTTGCCTTTTCAGAAGCCTGAAGGGAGTCTATCGCTGCGAGAATTTCTTCCTGAGTGAAGCCTTGTCCGTCTTCAAACAGCTGTGGGTTATCAGCAACAATGGCCCTCAATGTATTTAGTGCAACAGAAGAATGCCCGCCAGAAGCGTCATCTGCCTCAATAGCCATTGAGACAAGCGCCGCAACGAACACACGCGCCTGTTCCTCCGTAATGTTTCCCTTTGCCACCTTAGGCGCAAGCATATCGACGATCAAACGGCCAGACGAAAAGCGTTCAGCAGCCTGAACGTCGTTCGTCAATCGCATGTATTCATTCAGAGAAATGTCGGACGGCTCTTCTGGGGAAGATAAAAGCTCAATACGAGATGCACGTGACTTTGTTTCGAGATCAATTTCAGCTTTAGCCTGTTCAGAACTAATGCCGCCGTCCATCCAGGCACGATCAGACAAGTACTGCCCAAGAGTGACGCCCTGTTCATCACGGACTGCGGCAAAACCGCGGACAAACGTTTCAAGTGGTATTCTCAACATGCCGCCGTTCTGCAAAGCAGAGGCAAATTGAGGTGTAAAATCACCGAAAGCCGCAGAAGACGCAGCCTGAACATCGTCCGAATTCCGGGCGATGAATTCCATGGCATCCTGAGCATCAATGTTCACATGCGTCAGAGGAGCGCCAGCAGACGTTTTCAGCTGAGAGCCGAATCGCTGAACAAACAGAGCGGCCTCATCAGGCCCGACCTTTGCGGCATTATCGGCAAGATAGCGCATGCGTTCAGCATCCGCACTGGCCATCGCGCGGACATAATTTTTCCGCTGAGTTTCGCCAGTAGCACGAATCAAATGCTGAGCGAAGACGGCACCGCCGGAGAACGGCAGAGAAGCAAAGAAGGCTGAAGGAATCACACCGACGACTTCTTCAGCAGCAGCGTTCCAGTCTAAATCCTGAGGGACGCCGGAAACGCGTTCTAAAGCATCCTGACGGTAATAAATCTGAGCAGCCTGCTGAGTTGCTTCTTCAATCGTTTCACCGCCGCTGGACACAGCGGCAGTTCGCGCGAAGCGAGAGGCCGCAGAGCGGCCAACATCCGCAGCACTCTTTTCGAGAATAGATGCAGTGGACTTCTTTTCGACACCGCGGGCAACAATTTCCTTCAGCTTTTGACTGCCGATGCGAGACGCGATGCCGTTTCCTGCTTTAGAGACGCCCATCGTCAGCAAGGTTGCGAGAGCGTCAGCGCCTTCAATAGCCGCAGACAAATGGCCGTAATGATTCGCCTCGACGGCAGCCGTGAAGGGATCGACTTTAGCTGTTTTAACTTCTTTGGTTTCCGGATCGATATACGGAGCACTTTCAGCGCCGTAAAAATCCAGGAAGGCAGTGCCCTCTTCAGCGGGCTGAGCGAAAGCACCAAGGCCGACAATACCAGTAATGCCGCCGCCGATTTTAGCACCAAGAACGGCGCCAGCAGGGCCACCAACGCCGAAACCAATGCCGCCGCCCACGGCAGCACCGGCAGCCGCCAAAGCGCCTGATTTACCCATGATAGACATGGACAGTGGCAGAGAGCCTACGGAATCCGACAATGTATTTGTTAAATAGGAGTCAGAAGGGGCAGGAGATGTTTTGGCAATCTGACGCTTTACCTCAGTGACTTGACGCATGATTTCAGCGAAGCGCGTGGAATCATTCACATAAGCGGCGTCAGACGCCTCTTTGCCCAGACGCGCCAGATCACTCTGAAGGACACCGGCACGCCATGAACGGCGCATATGATCAAAGAACCCGGAAGAAACAGTGTCAGCTGGAACACGTTCCTCAGTGTCTTTGGTTGCTTCTTCCAGTCTAAGCCGTTCATTTTCAGCCGCGACAACAGGATCAATAACATGTGAACGTGAGCTTTTTAATGGCGAGGAAGCGAGAAACGAAGAAACAAAATGAATTGATGCGATAGTTGCCTTGCTTTTCAGCCATTGCCAGGCAGAAAAATTATTGCGAAGAACTTGAACATCATCTGGACGGCTCAAAATTTGTTCGGCAACATCAGGGAAACGCCGGATAAACGCTTCAGCGTTCAGATCAGTGCCGACAGTGGAAGCCTCTTTCAGCTTCCTGATGGCATCTTTATTGCGCTGAGCGTCAAAGACAGAAATTCCCATCCTGTCAGCGAGACAAACCGCTTCATCATCCACGGGGTTTTCAAGACACGTTGTTAAAATGTCTTTCAGCGTGTCTTTGCGTTCCAGAAGCGCCCTCATGCGCGGAGTTTCAGGAGGCAATGTGTCTTTAGTGCGATCAATTTCTGCCTTCGCAATATTGACATTTTGCTCAGCAATCATGCCAAGAAGAACTTGACCGGCTTCGCTGGATTCAAATTCAATCTGTTTCGCGTCAGGTGTATTTTGATTTATCGGCAACCGAAAAGAATCATCCTGATTAGGCACGGGCGGTGTTTCTTGAATAGAAGAAACAGGAACGCGGATGCGTTCACCGCGTCCACGAAGTCCACCAGAAAAATAAGCAGGCGCATCTTGCATAACTGGCGTTTCAGGATTCACAGGCGCGGGCGCTGGACGCACAGAAACGGAAGAATCATTATTTTCACGTTTGGGAATAGCGGGCAAACCATCACGAATTGCATTAAACATTATTTGACCCCCTTAATCAGCTCAATCAGTTCACCTTGAAGTTTAGAATTGCCAGAAAGGCTATTCCAGATGACCTGAGCATCAGACGAATCAATCCCATGTTGTTTTGCAAAATCTATAATTGCCTTTTCACGACGCTTTATCAGTGCTTTCTCATTGCTTTGGGATTTTTCAGGAACGAGTTCTGGGTGCTCAAGCAAAAATTTTTCAAACTCACCTTTTCCAACATCCGAAGCAAATGCCCAAAACGCAGCTTTTCCAGCATCATCACTGTTCAATTTCGGATATTGAGTCAGCAAATGCCCGGCAGCATCATTACCAACAAAAGAACCGTCTCTATTACGTAAAACATCAGTGCGTATAATATCTCCCAACTCACTTTGCTGAGCGGGAGACAACGCATTAAATGTTTTTGGTGAACGGAATTCATAAAATTTTTTGAAAAAAGTATCATCGGGATTAAACTTACTTAATTGTTTTACCAAATCATCATTTGCCTCTCTGGCAGCTTCCTGAAAAACATCCCAGGGAACATGACCACCGTATTTATTGCTGGCAATATCCAGCTTTATTTTCAATGCTTGACGAACACTAGAAACAACTGAACCAATTTCACGTGCCGTGTCGTTTTTTTTGTCGCCAGCATACGTGTGGTTAGTATCATAGACGTCGTTTATAGTGTACTTTGTGCCAACATCAAAAAGTTGCATGCCTTGATTAATACTTAACCGATTGTTTTTTATGGCATCAGGCAAGTCACCTTTTATAAGGCTAACCAAATCATTATGTTGTTTAACAGATATTTTTCCGGCTCTAAGATAATCATTAAAAGCGCCAACATTGCCACGATCAGAAAGCAGAAAATTTGGGTCTGATTTAATACTCCATACAAGATCCGCATAAAAAATCTGCTGATCAATATCTATTCCATGACTATGCGCTGCACGTTTAACTTCATCAACTTGTTTCCACCATCGGGCAATCTCCATGGCTTTTTGTAAAGCATCACTATCACCGTTTCGACCGCGAGCCATAAGTCGTTCATAAATTTCCTGTATTTCGCCAACGCCCCACGGCGGAACATAGCTTTGGCCATTTTCATCTTTAGAGTCGTTGAAAATTGCCCAGGCACGATCCAAAGAGCCAGTATTATCAATAGCCTGCTGATGACGAATACGATTGCTGTATTCTTGACCGGCAGCCAAGAAATCTTTGACCTCAAGCCCGTTATCTTTGGCAAGTTGTTCTATTTCTTTATATTCTTTAGAATCTAAACTGTGAAATCGAATTGCATTGACAATGGCTTCACGGTTTTTATGTTTTTTGTTATATTCCAGTGCAAGCTGAAGCGCACTTTTCCGACGTCTCAGTTTATCAACAATTTGTGCCATAGCACCAAAAGTGATGCCGCTGGAAGTACGGCCATCAGACACGCCTGTATCAGCCCCGCCATAAGTTTGACGGGCAAATTCCAGAAATTGTTTTGCCTCTTCATAAGTACTGTTTTCGTAAGAATCGCGGCCCTGAATACCCTGCATTGCAGACAACAGCATCTTATTCTGTGCATCCTGAAACAGATTCTGACGTTGCCTGTCACTAAGTCCCTGATGGTCAGCCAGAGTACTCAGAGACGCAATTACATTATGAAGATTAAACTGAAATGTCTCTGCGTCAGAGCTGGAACGAACATTGTTTTCAGCAAAAGACAGCTCTGCATTAGTATCAGAGATGAATTTTGCATCGACGCGCTGAAGATGCGTCTGATACATATTTCCATAACTCTGCGTTCTGTAAGCATCCAGGCGAGCCATGATTTCATCACGGCCATCATCCGTGCGAGCGTCAGCCATTCGCTTTTCAAAGATGCGTTTCAGCTTATCTTGGTACTGATCAAAAACCTGCTGAGACCATCCCATTTCACCTTTGAGCGCATTATATTCAGCCGTGACTTCCTGCATTTCACGAAGTCCCTGATTGACAACGAGCTGAACATTTTCGGCGACTTTAGAGCGTCGAATAGCTTCACCGAGATCACGTCCAAAAGACTGAATGCCTTGCGCCAGAGGAGAAAAATCAGTGGCAGTGTATTGTGCGCGTGAATATCCATTGTTCGGCGCAACATCGGCCATCTCTTTTTGCTGAATTGCCATTATTTATCCCTCAAAAATCGGACGTGAGCCGTAACGAGATACAAATTCATTGCGAGCGGCGTTTTTAGCGTATGCAGAAGAATTAAAATTCTTTACGTCGGAAACAGCCGTGCCCCACAGTGACGGCTGTGTCGGAGATTCCTTTTTCTTCCAACCGTTAGCCTGACTGTAAGCCTGAGCGGCAGAGCCGCCAGCCATCAGAGCACCGCCAACAACAGAGTATAACGCGGATCTTCGATATGCTTTTGCCGCCTGTCTGAAATCAGCGGATTCATTCAGGTAATTTTCCTGAGTTCTGTAAGCATTCGCCAGAAGCTGCTGAACATCCAGATGCGCATTCTGAGCACTGCCGGCCATTACATCAGAATATGATTCTGAATTAACGTCGAAGCCCGAGGCGGCAGCCGAAGTCTTCTGTTTTGCCATAAGACGGCCAGACTGAAGACGTTGATTTGCCGCCTGCCATTCTCCCTGAGCAATGGCATCCGCAGCGGCGCTTTGCGCCCGGACGGCATTTGTGTCAGCGGTTTTTGCCTGCTGATGCAAATTGTAAACATTGCCAGCAGCAGAAACATCACTGCCGACAGCCTGAACTATTGCGGCTACCCATGCACACATGTTGCCTCCGTTTTTTGAAACCAGAATTGCCGGAACTTCGCATTCAGCGGCATGCATCTTTCAGGACACAGTTCGGCACCGAGAGACACAAGCCACTTCTGAGAGCGCGTGTTTGAAGCGTGAACAAAATTCGTGAGCAGAGGAAACAGATTCAACATCTGCTTAATTTCACGCGCACACACGCGGCCAAAGGCCAGCTTGTGATGTTCCAACTGGTCAGTTCCGAGCATCCAGACAGATCCAATGTCGTCTGTTTCCCCGATACGTCCGCACCCCCAAATGGCAAATGGCTTGCCATCGGGAGCGCACATGCAGCGGCAGTAATTTGACCGTGAAAAAGACTCACTGACGGCAGCAGTTGTAAGACCGCCATCAGTGAGTTCTTCTACGTCGGAGACACGCAAATTTCGCGCAATGTAATCTGCGTCTTTCTTAGTTGCGATCCGCACCCGGCATTGACGTGTCTCCAAAGTCCACCTCACGCGCTACGCCCAGAATGGTCAATGGGCAAGGTTGTGAAGAGCGGATGAAGCCCGTCGCCTCAGCGCCGTATCCATGGATAATGTGCGCGAATTCAATTCTCCGCTCTGATATTCCAGCCAACTTTTCAGGGCTTGAACGCCCTTTCAGGCTTTCAGACAAACTTAGCGAAGAATTTGAAATAAAATCAACTGAAATTTTCTTTAGTGTTTTAGGCCGAAGTCCGACGTCTTCAAAGCTGACGGCATCCAGAAGTTCCACGGTAGATTCCACTGCATCACCAACGAGACAAGGCCCGTCTGAAGTTGCCCAAACTGGCAAAATTTCCAGTTTTTCTGAACCTTCCAGTGGAAGTGTCCGTGCAGCAGTGAACCTGTTCCAGACATGAAGACCAAGAGAATTTGCAATTTCCAGGCTGGACACAACTTTCATTCCGTCCAGATAATTTGATTCTGAACTCATGTTCATGCGTTCAGCTTGCCAGCGTCCGTTTCTCACAACAGACAACCAGACATCTGTTCCGGAGCACGCGACGGACTTAACGGCGGCATTTGTCGCATGCCGTGTCCACGCGCAAAGTTCTGTTTCGGCATTATAAGTCATCGATAGCAACACGCCGTCTTCACGAACAAGCCAAACAACAGGATCTGGAGTGGACTGATAATCCCATGAAACAATCTTGTGCCCATCCAGCAGGTGACGTGCGAAAGTTCCAAGTTCCCGCGTTGCCCACTGAGAGCCGTTTTGATCAGCTCTAATCTCGTAAATTTCATTTCCGTTCTGCGAGACAAACAGCAAAGAGTTTCTGAGAGCAAGAGGCCGCAAACCATTACTGCCGATGCCGTTATAACAGACAGCTGAGGCGTCAGAAGGCGTCATGGCCTGACCAGTACTTCCGCAGGCCCACAAATTTTTGTCAGTCAAAACGATCAGTCTTCCGCCGATTGCGGTTACAGCGGTAATGCGTTCATGCTCTGCTGTTGCCAAGTCAAGCGCCATTGCATCCGAGTCCAAGGGAGAATACGCGCCGTTTTTTGTGAACTCGTACCTCTGCCCAGTCTTGGACATATAGAGTGTTCTCGGCTTAGAGGCGTGCCCGCCGAAGACAGCGCGCTGCTCAAACCAACCAATAGAATTCGGCAGGCTTGAAGATTCCGTGAAGATTTTGTCGTTGTATTCCAACGGCACAGGCGGTTGCTGGCTGAGATCAGGAATTGAAACGTCATCAATTACGCAGAAATAATCCACGCCACTGACGGAAACCAAAGCAGGCGTCACAGTTTCCAGATCATCAGAAGAATAGTACTGGAATTCACTTATAATATCATCCGATTCTGCACGTGAAACCAAACCGAAGATTCCATTGCGCCCGCGGTACACCTTCAGCGCCTTCAGAGTCATCCCTGAAGGAGTATCATCAGGAACCTTCACATAAATATAATGCTTATGAAAATCATTATAACACGCCGCGTCAATTTGCAGTGTGTAATCCTCTGAAATTGCCTCGAATTCTCCACGTTCCGGCGACTCATAAACGAAGCCGAACCGCCATGTCCACGGCAGTTTCGGATGGTCATAATCTTCCGGGCAGTGCGTCAGTTTTGAATTGTAGAACGAGTCTTTCTCCCAATAAACCGGAACGAGATTAATAACCTCGCCAGTATCAATTTTATCTTTCAGCTTCACGGCAACAACGGCATTGTTCAGCGTCTTGTCTGTAGTTTCCGCGCCGAAAAAGATTCCCGCGCCGTCGTTATACAGCACGTTTATTTCATCGCTTGTCAGCCTGCGATTCCAGATGCCGAGCGCATCGACCATGCCTTTGAGGGCATAACTGAAATCAAAACCATCTCCAATGTCGGCTGGATTCTTGGCACCAATGGCAAGCCGTGAATAACTCTGAGCATCCGGAGCAGCACCAATCGTTGACCAAACACGAGAGCCATTAACAAACACTTCATATTGAGAAAGTTCTAAACCAAATTTATGTGCCTGAACAGCAATGTGAACCCACTGGCCCTTTGAAAGAGGATTATAAACGTCGTAATCATTATTACCGCAAACAAGGTGAATATTATTTGATACATCAATATAAACGCACAAATCAGGCCCAACGGAAACAGGCGTAACCTTGGTCAGATCAGAGGCAGCGTCGATGTTCAGCCAGAAGGTAACAGCAAAATCGTCAAGACTGGACAAGTCCGGAGAAGACGCTTCTGTAAAAACAGTTCCCTTGGGTGCGCCAGAATACTGCGAATATGGAAGTCCCTGACCATCGTTCCAGAGAGCCAAGATTTCTGACTCGTTTAATGCGCGCGTCCAATATGCCGTGTCATCGACGAGGCCGGGGAACTGCGTTCCCGCCTGAGTTGCCGTGCAACCAATGAACGGATAATGCGAAGAATCAATGGTTTCCGTCCAATTCTCGGAAACACATTGACCAATCTTATAACCATCCATGTAAATTTTCAGATCATGGCCATCCCAGGTATATCCAACTAAATGCCATTCATCCAGCGGGATATATTTTGCCGCTCGATAAACAATTCCTTCGAGAGCGTAATTTCCATCTTCTGTATATTTACCAACTGTAATTCCAGCTCTGTTTTTAGCAGGATTACAGACCTCTAATGTGCCATCAGATTTACTGCCTGCTGGCCCAAATAATCCGCCTCCCCATGACCCGGGGTTCGTTGTAAATTTTATCCACGAGAACGCCGATGCGGCACCAGCAATAGCCGGTGAAGGAACGGAAAACGTTCCTTTAAGTTTCGGCTCCGAGATTGCCTTGTTAAGAATGCCGCTCACAAAACTGTTTGATCCGGAAATAACCGAAAATTCTTCCTCCGCTTTGTCATCATAGGCAGAATCATCAAACTGAAACATTCTCTGAAGAGAATCCAGAAGGTGAATTTCACCACAATCAATCGGACAATACCCCTCAAATGGATAAGTCACGCCCTCATTTCCTGCATCATAAAGAGCTTTTATTTCTTCCGCTGAAAGCGCTCTCTGCCAGACGCCGACTTCATCAATAACGCCTGAACTTTGAGCTGCCCATCCTCTATGAGATCCAATCATGTGCTCATCATTTGTAATTGAGACAGCGAAACCGCTTACTGTTTGAGTCTCAACTAGTTCACCATCGAGATAATACTTGAATTCTCTGACGACTGTACTTCCATTTGATGTGTAAGTGTTTTGCGTATATGCAAAATGATGCCATTCGTTAATCGGTATAGGTGTGGCAAGAGTGTGAAATCTACCCAATGAATCAAAGTTTCCGTCGGCATAATAATCTCCGAATTTATCTGCGGCGACTGAGAAGCCATAAGCATTCCCGCCGCTCCAACGAACAACAAGAATCGGTTGGTTGTTATTATTTTCGGTAATTTTTACCCAAGCGGCCAAAGTTCTTTGCGCAAGCTCATTCCCCATAAGCTGAGGATATGTCGAATCATAAGCGTGCCTCAAGCCAGTGTTATTATTGTATCTAGTTTCAACAATTCCCGAACCGATTTTCCCTTCAGCCGTAGAATAATCAGTCCCTTTTGTCCACGCTTCTCCGTGGACAGCCTCGTACTCATCATCGCAAGGGAAAAACGCCAAACAGCCGAGTGTCAAACTGGAGGGAAGACTTGTCGGTGTACCTCCCTTTTCAAATTTCAACGCCTTCCCGCCAACAGGACGGCCACCATCGACAAAACTTGCATCACCAACCTGATCGAATGTCGGCGTCGTATCAGTCAGAGATTCTTTGTAATCGCCATCGAATTGATACCATCCAAGCAGGCCATGTTTCAGCGATTCATTAAACGCACTATCAGCAGTATACTTGTCACGATAACAGCCAGGACGACTACGAATTGTAAAAATGCCATTTGTGTTCAGAATTTCCAAAGGCATGTGCCCGGGAAGTACAAGGGTTACAGTATCCCCAAGTTGACAAATTTGAACCTTATTCAGGTCACTTTCTGAATAGAAATTTTCGCCGATATTCAGAGTTTGTGAATTCGCACGGCTGCCAATTATCACGATTTTGTCACGGAACAGCGCGGCCAGTAATGGCCCTGAAGAAGTTCCGATTGTGAAGACTCTGGCGGCAGCGTTCAGATCATAATAATGCTCCATGCCGGGCCGTTTCCTGAGAGACCCATGCTGAGAAACAATCATGTTCACGGCAGACTTCACGCCGTACTTGAAACGCGGGTGATCTGTGCGGCCCCAGAAACCGGGGGATAATTCCCCCGCGGCAAATGAATGCTGAGTAACGGCAACCATGATTAATTCCTCGCAGTGATAAATCGGGACGGCGGATCAGGATCTTTGACCTGTTGGTTACGGTCGTGAGCGTAAGCGCGTTCAATCGCCAGCTCTGCCATCTTGAAAAGTGCCGTCGCAAGTTCCGGCTTCACCGTCAGAGGCATCGTCAACTCTGCGGCAAGCTCCCATCCAAGCGCATCCAGCGCCAGTTCCGGCCATGCCGTCAAATTCGCATCGCGCACATAGCGCATCCATGGATTTTCGATTTCACAGAACACACGGCGCCCATTAACCTCGAAGGGGATCAAATGGTCGAACCGTTCGTTTCTGTGCCCGCTCCAAATCTCCACAGTCGTCAGGCAGTCTGAAGGCAGTCTTGCCATCAGAGGCCACCGCTCGGGATTCAACAGCGTGTTCTTTTTGGTCGTCAATTTTATGTCGGTGACGCACCAGCTCCATGCTTGCGCCGTCAAGATCTTGCGACGGCACTGCTCAAACAGGACACGGGAGACAATGCCCTCCGTAGTCTCTTCGTCAAGCGAGTAAATTTGACGCGTAGTGCCACTTCTGGCCAACGCGAGGTTAATTATGCGGACGGCAATCTTTTCGGCTTCAGGAAGCGCACGTGGACGCGCCTTGGCAATGCTGTCGTTAATGGCAGCCACCGCGTCATTCAGATCAATCTCGTTCGTTTTCAGCGCTGTTATGCAATCGGACGTTACGGCAATAGCACCCTTAATTAAATCCGCGTCGTAGGTGTATCCATCATCACACCACGTTGCTGAGGTTAGCCCTGCCAAGCCCCAGACGGAAATGTCACAATTTTCCAGCAAATCATTCGCGAGGCCGTGACGGCTAATGACTTCCAGGCACCGATCAATATATTGTAATTGATCTTCTGCCTTGTCCAGACAGCCCCAGGCGCATTGAATTGAAGTCAGCCAGAAGTTCAATTCAGCCGAGAAGTCAGCCTGAATGTAACCGGCAGCCGCGGCAACATGCTTCCGGACGCCAGTGATAATTGAATTTACCTCTGATGCAGATATAACCGTGCGCTTCAGCAAAATCTTTGCAACGCCCTTCCAGACAGGATTAAGGAAGGCAGATGCCTTGCTGTAGATGCCCGAGCTAGCCTTGATGCGCATGGTTATATATGACAGACAGTCATCCGCCTCTGACGGTTTTGTGATCCCATGAGAAGCCAGCGTGGCAATAGGCACATACCCCTTCTTATCAATAGAGGTAATGCAGTGATGGTTGTTTTCGTAATAGTTTGTCAGCCATCTGTTAACAGAATTACCATCAGGCTCAACGGCATTTAGTACGGTTTCACGCTTGCTGATCGTATGCGTGTTATAAGTATAAGTCGTTGTCGACTCGGGGACGTCTTCACCGGTGTATTTATTCACCGTCTTCTTCTGGATCATCCTGCCTGTCGGTGTCATGTCATACGTCGTAACGGCGATAACAGCATCAGGATCAATGCCTTCAGAGGTTGCCCACGGGCCACTTCCGGCCTTGGTTGTCTTCTTGGCAAGCGCGCCAGTACGGGCATTTAGAAGGCGTTCATCGGTTACAATTACATCGGCGTTATATTCACTCTGAACGCGCGCAAAAATGCGCCGTTCGTCATCCATTGAAAAGATGGTTGTCACTTTTGATGGATCGACATCTGTGTGCCCAATATCGCCGTTTTCATCATAATCCCAGTCGCCCTGTTGGCGACTTGATTCTCTCTCCCATAGATAACTTTCTTTACTTCCGACAACACCATATCGAAACGTGTTATAATCCTCGTGAATATACAGCTTTTCATAATCCCACGTGCGTTCAGCCGGAACGCCGCCTGAATCATAACGCTTCATCAGCAGAATACCTTGGAAGTGAATTGTGTATTCTTCATCCGGGAAACGTCCAACAACGATCTGTGCAATGTTACTCCCAGATCCGAGTACAATGTTATTGTCAGAGTTTATCTCTGCTGAAACGCGTCTCTCTACGCATGTCTTCTTGTGCCAGTCGCTTGCATCATTGTAATGCCAACAGCGCTGATCAGTAACATTCCCGTTTCTGTCATAGCAGATTTCAGTTCTCAGACGAGGCGTCCGAGGATACTCAAAACCGTTGTAATCACCAGGCGCTTTTCGCTTTTCAAAAGCATAATCATAGCGCCTGATTGATTTTAGAATTGTTCGGTCATTATCGTAATACTTGTAACGGATCTTCAAGCCGGGCTTGCCATTATAAACACCCGATCCGCCGTAAGTAAAAACGACAATCTTTTCACGGCGATAAAAAGACTCTTCCCTTGACAAATAAGGGAAGGGAATACTTGTCACATCGGACATACTGCCAGGCGTATAATAGCTGTATGTTCCTGCTTCATCTTCGCCGGAATCAGCAATGTGATCAAAGTTCAGATCAAGTTCACAATGCGCCCTGTAATGATCATTTCTTGGAAAAAAACTATTCCAAACACGTAAGAAAGGATTTGTTTTCGCATAAATAAACGTTTTGCGTGTGTAGGGGTAAACCGAACCGGGATCAGAATAATACGCCATAATTACACCTCTCAATAAGGCTGTCTCTTTGAACGCCCATTTTTCTTTGGTGTAGTCTCAACCACTGGCGGCAAGTCTTCTTTGGCAGTGTCATTAGCCACGAGGGATTTTTCGATGCCTATTTCCTTGAGAGCTTTGACGGCCTCTTCATCCATGGGATCAAACGTCGGATGCACAAAACCGGGGGAACTGATAATCATTCCTTCGCGATAAAAATGTTTCTCCACTAAAAGATCGTGTGTAACTTTGAACAGCATTGCTCCTCCAAAATAACAAACGGGGACGGGGCGAAATGCACCCCGCCCCCGCTTGCTTGAAACGGTGGAATTTGTCAGATCACTGCGCCGGAGTTGTGAGGCGTTGCCAGAACAATGAATCCGTCTGCAGTTGTCGTCGATGTGTTCTTGCTGGAAATAGTCACCTGAAGAAACCTAAAGCTGGCATGCTCAAACGCCGAGAACGGCAGCTCAAAGATGGTATTCCCAGAATCAACAGCAGCGAACGTTCCAAGTGTCACGGCACTTGAAAGCGCGCCGCTTGAAAGCGCAGAAGCGCCTTTGAGAACAATGGAACCTCCGCTGAGCAATTCAGACGACAGCTTCACAACCAGTTTCGCATGCTTCGCATCGAGTCCAAGGCCGGAAACACCAACTGCACCACTCTGAGAATTCACAGGCGGAAGACCACCAAGGTCAACAATGTCGGACGTCGTGTCTGTTGCATTTCCAGGCGACGTGTATGAAGTAAGTGTTTTATTGTCAAAAAACTTCAGATCAGCATCGAGAATCATTTTTGCACCTCGTTTCTTTAGGCCCGTTCAATTCCAAGGTCAACGGAGGCACCAAGCGTGTCCATGTAATCCACACCCTTGATCGGGATACCGCGGAACATTGTCACAGGCTTTCCGTCCCACTCACCAAAGCTGAGCATCATGTTCTTGGTAGTCCGTGCAAGAAGTTCCAGAGCCGTCAACATCAGCTTCGAGCAGTAAATCACACGCTGTCCATTGATGCAGGGATCCATGTTGTTCATGGCCTTAATCAACAGGCCGATAAGGTCAGGAACATTCGCTGGACGGGATGCCTGGTCAGATGTAATGGCATAAAGCCCAGTCTCAGAGCCGGGAGTTGAAACACCGCGCAGAATGTTTCTGATAGCATGAACGTGCTTTGGATTTTTTACGGTCAGACCCATACTCCAATTATACGTCGAAACATCCGCGTAATACGCGCCGCCAGCGGCATCGAAGACCTTTTCATTCGGATGGTCTTCTTTGCTGAGGCCCGCAGGAGTGTTGTGCGGATAAATGCCGTGGCAATATCTCTTACCCCAGTCAATAATCAGGATAGAGTCGTAATGAGTGGTAGTGTCAGCCAGAGATGCAGCCGCAGCCTTAGTCACGCTCTTGCCATACAGCGTATCAGACGTCGAAGAAAGCCGGGGAAGGAAACCAGTGAACGCAGCAGGCTGAGTTGTTTCGTCACCGGCAATCAGGATTTTCGCCATTTCCTGAGACATGCTTTCCAGGAAGGTTTGATCCTCATCGTACCTGAAGGCCGCGTATGCCGTTGCAGACATCGACTTGGATTTATGCCGACGGTCAACCTCTGAACGTCCTTCAAGAGTCCCCATGGTGTCGTCGTGCGAAGTCACCTGAGATTTTGAAGGCTGGATTCCTTTGTTAAGCGCAGACCACTGAACAGTTGGCAGGCCAGTTCTGAAGGTCACGCGGTTGGCGAGAGGCGCATTGGAGGCAAAGAAGGGCATGTCGTCCAGAATAGGATTCGATTTCTGAAGGAGTTCGGCAATTTCCGCGTAAGTCCCATCCGGATCTACGCGCTTTGCCGCGTCAACGAGAGTAAATTTATTGCCGATGATGGCCATTTTAACGTTCCTTTCGGGTGGGTTGCCTACTGAACAAAAAGAATGCTAAATTCATATTTTTGTCAATACTTTTTTTTCAGTCTTTGAACGCGGAAGGATACATCGCTCTCAGAAAATCGTCTCTCGTCTGAGGCTTCTGAAATTCAGATGCCGTTCCGGCCACTGAATCTTCTTTCAGTCCATAACCAATTTGCGCAAAAGCACGCATAACTGCGGGGCACTTAGCGAGGCCAGCATCAGACAGAGCCTTTTTCAGGGAGCCATCAGGGCTGAGGTGCGCAAGCGCCTTGTCGGCAGCCGCGGCAGTGGCAGGCAGTTTTTCTCCGCCATAGACGGCATCTGCTTTCATCTCGTTTTCCCACTTCTCAATCTGCGCTGCCTTCTTCTTTGCTTCCTTAGCGGCAGTCTCTTCCGTGATCTGCTTTCCGCGAGCAAAGAAGGCATCCACAAATGCCTGATGGTCAATCTTTCCAGCGCGCAAGTCCTCAAAGCTCTGTTTCATCTTCTCGTCGACGCCTTCTGCCGGATAGTTAATCGCAGCAGGCTTGGACTCTGCGGGCGCAGCAGGAGCGGCGGTGGTTTCAAGTGCAGCGGGAGCTCCAGTCGCGGCAGGCGTAACGGTTGCAGAGGTGGCAGTGGTAGTTTCAGTTGCTTTTGTTTCGTTAGGCATTGTCTTTCTCCTGTGAAGCGGCAAGGCGTTCCATAGCCGCTTCCTGTGTGCTGGCCGTCCATGCGGACGGATCTATTGAGAAAAGTGTTTCTTCCAGAATATTTGCCGCATCATGCAGCGCGGCATTGGCAACGCAGTTTTGCCCTGAAATTGCAGCCGGACGGATGCAATTCAAAATCCACCGGAGGACGTGTCTGCCTGCTGGCGTCGCCATTACAGAGCGAATATCCGTTTCGGTCAGTTCATCCATGTTACACCTGTGAGGCCGCATAAGGGCCGCTTGCATTCAGCAATTCAGTCAGAGCGGACGGTTTATCAGTCTGAGCCTGAGCTAGTGCCTTGACCTGATTTGCCTGTTCAGTTTCAGCGGCCAACTGCTGTTGCATAGCCATCTGCTGAGCGCGGGCATCACGAATGCGCTGAACGTCGTCTGAATCTGCGAGTTCGCGCGGAGGCACGCCGTACATTTCAGCGAGGTCATCAACAACTTGATCCCAGTTCACCTTGTCGAGAACATCAGGTTTAATCTGAGCGAGATTGCTGACGGAAGAAATGAACGTTTGAACAGCAGAAACGCCAATGGTCTTTTGCGCCTGAGTAAGAACAGAGAGATATTCAACGCGGATACTTTCAGCCTGTAATTCAGGAGGAGCAGGCGGCAAATATCCTTTGCGGTAAGCAATGGCAAAGACGCGATCGATCAGCGGGTCTAATAGCTCATCATTCAGCCGTTCGAGTACAGGGCCAAGCTGAAGCATTTTTTCCTGCTGACGGGCACGAATTTCTTCAGCTGTAATCTGTCGGCGATCAGACTCAGAAAGACCGAGAAACAAATCGACGAAGAACGACGATGCGATTTTGTTTTCAATTTCAGTGATTTTATTCTGAAGAATTGAAATCCAGTGCGGAGGCGTTTCATACAAAGGCGCGGCAGCCGGCGCGCCGTTCGTAGAATCGCCGAAAGTCACTTCAGCAGGACGCATGGAAATTTTTTGATTGCGCATTGACCCACTGGCCAACAGGGCAGGTGTAGCGCCGTTTTCCATCATCTTTGCACTGGCGGCTTCAATCACCTGTAACAGCTTTGCATCTCCCAACGAAATCATGCCGGGAGAATCAGAACCGTAAGCATCATTGTCCACGACAGACCATCGTGGCGCCATCACAGGGAATTCATAATATCCTGAACGACGCAGAAAACCTTCTGCAGCTGAATTCATTTCAAACCACACAGAAACAAAAGGCTTTTTGCGATAATCACCATCAACAAGTTTCCCGGCTGACGGAGAGCCTTTAGCAGGCTCAATCACATGGAGAACTTCATGCTTTGTGTCTCTATCTCCCATCTCCCACAGATTACGGACATGGGTGGAGCAGGCATCCAAACCAAAGCGATCCACGAGCTGAGCAGTCGTCAACCAAACTTCGCGAAACAATGTGTCGACGGCTCTGCGTTCGGAAGATGCAAGACAATAACTGCCGACAGGGAGAGTATAAGCGCGGACAACGTCTTTGTCGTCTTCTTCAACAAAGAACGCATGAATGCCGAAAACGCCGCATTCACGATAGCAGGACGAAAGCGCGGAATACAAATTCGACCGGGCGAATATTTGAAACAGGCCATTCTCAACGTCTTCCAGCCATTCACGCACACGAGGCTGATCAGTGAGAAAGCTGAACGGTTTCGATAGCTTAAACCACTTCCGGGCCGGAGACGTCACGGACGTCATCATTCCAGCAGCAAGCACGCGGCTGTCACGAACAGGAGAGGAATTCAAAAGTTTATTACGCTCAACGTTTTTCTTCTGCCGTTCATTATCGAAACGGCTCAACATAGGCGCGAAGTTTGAAGCAAGGTCACGCCATAAGCCAAGCCACGGCTCACGTTCCTGCTTTAGTGCCTCATAGCGCTTCAAATACGAACAGCGCAGATCATGATTAGACGTTCCATGTATCACTGAACAGCCCTCCCTTCTTTTTGCGTTTATCGGAATTCATGTCAGCGACAGCATCAGAAAAGAGACTGTTCCGGAGCGCTTCTTCACGCGCTTCTTCAATATCCCGATCATCTTTTTTGGAAGAATTGTCGCGAGTTGCCAGCCACGTAACGCCTGCAATGGTACACATATCAAAGCCACTCCATAGGATTCAGGGTTAATGCCTGAGTAGAATTCGCACCGTAAATCAGGCTTTTAGGTGAAACCGTGCATGCAAAGGTAAGCGCAAGTGCATCAGCAACATCAGGACTGGAAAGCCCGCGAGAACAAATTGAATCTTTGGACTCCAATCCCATGCGGCCACCGGCATCACGAAAATCAACGCGAGGAACCAACAGCTCATCAATCGGAAAATCATCATCCAGACATCCGCCTTCACGAATCCACGTCGCCATTCGTGCCCACATTTCCACGCGCTTATTGCGATAAGCTGCTGAATCAGCGGCTTTAGAACCGAACTGAATGCCAATGACACATCTGTAATTTAATTGATGAAGGCGATCTATAACACCGCCACCAAGGCCGCCCGCATCGATAAAAACGGCATCCGGATCCCATTTATCAATAGAACGCGCAACCTGATCAGCAAACTGCATAGTAGAATACTGACAAAAGCATTTTGGCTGACCAGACCAGAATCCCTGACGGCCAATAATACACGAACGGTTAGACCCAAAACGAGCAACATCAGCGCCGAGAATCTTTGCTGAAACGTCAAGTCCCTCTTCGGGAGCATCACGATTAACGGCAGACTGAGCTTCATCCCAGGAAACAATAGTGTCATCAGCAGAAGCGCCAAAATCGCATTCATATTCCTGAGCATACTGAGCAGGAGACATGGCAGACTTTGCGGCAGCCAATTCCTTAGGATCAATGACACCTGTATCAGAGGCACGTTCCAAATCACAAAACCACTCGACGGTATTTGCACGTGCCAATGTAAATATTTTATAGAGAAAATTATGGCCGCGAGGAGTTCCGATGAAGATAGCCCAACCATGCCTGTCTTTATCAGATAAAGCGGGCCGAATGATCTCAGACCACACACGGGGCTTCATATCGGCAACCTCATCGAGGATACAGCCGTCTAAATGAATTCCACGCAGTGCGTCTGGATCATCGGCACCAAAGATGCGAATTTTCGCCCCGTTAGGAAAACGGGCACAAAGCTCAGTCTCATTAAATACGACGCCGGGTATTTGAGAGGCAAAACGCTTCAGTCTATCCCAGGCGACAGTTTTACCCTGATTTCTCTTAGGCGCGATATATGCGAAAGAGCCGTCCAACCACGCAGAAGTTGCCGCGGCAATAATCAGCTCATTCAGACAGAATTCCGTTTTTCCGGCGCGCCGATGCCAAATCAAAACATTGAACCGCTTTAGAGCGGCATGCGCAGCCCGCTGATGCGGCCACGGCTTGTATGATAGCTCAATCCTCGCCATCAGACACCTCCGTATCTGAAGGCTCCGCATACGGATTCACCAACTCAACGCGAGCAGGAGACTGACCAGAGCTGACAACATTGACATTAACGGCAGGTCTGGAATCAAGTTTTCGCGTCTGGAATCTATCCTGCAAGCCACAGGCTTTTGCGAGATAGACAGATGCTTCCAATCTGTGTCGAATAGTTATCTTTTCGCCATGGATATAATCGCCATCCATGAGCGCTTTCCAGAATTCCAAACACTTGCGCTGACCGTCGAGAATTTCAAACCGTTCCTCTTCAGGGAAAAGGTGAGAATTCTTTTCGATATACGCACGAATAACTTTTCTCTGAAGAAGTTCTCTGGCCTTAATACCTGCGTCATTACTTGGCTGATAACCGGCAGTAATATAAGCCGTCAGAGGGTCATGCTTAGGATCTGAAATGTAAGCGTCACAGAACAATTTCTGCTTTCCGGTAAGCCAATCAGTACGACGCTTGCCATGCCAGGCGCGCCGCGCCTGCTTGGCATCCGGAATATCAGCCTCCCACACAGGAGCGAGAGCTTCAGTCTGTGACTTTTCTTCACTCATGCTTTTAATTTTTGTCATACTGAACAAAAAGTCAATGGACAAAAAACCAGCAAATAGCTATAGAAAAATCATGGAAACGATACCGACCATTGCCCAGACGCTTGCTCAATATGGCCCTTGGGGATTCTGCGCCTTATTGACAGTGGCAGTTGTGTATCTTTTCAAAATGCACAACGCCCTGCAAAAGGAAGTCAGAGACATCATCCAGGCAAATTTGAAGGATACCCTGACCGTAGTAGAGTCGGCCAAAAAGGTCATGGAAGAGACAAGAGAGAGCATCAAAGAGCAGAAGGCAACAACAGAAAGCCTCAGATACATAATTCAAATTTTATCATCGCAATTAAACGTACCATTGAAACCGAGAGACAAATGAAAGTTTCAGGGCGCACAGCGTTAATCTTCAGCGCGTTAAGTCTTGCCGGAGGTTACGCATACGCCAAGGCGACAGAGCCGGAGAAGATCTGCATCGCCGATTCCCTGACGGAAACCGTAACAGTCGTGCGAACCATGAAGGCAGAAACCACGCAGGAACAGCACGCGTCAGAGAAGATCATCGAGCGGAAGATTGCCGTTCCATGTAAGTGTCCACGGCAGCAGGAATGTAACAAAGACACTGTTCAACCGACAGAGAGTTCAGGCGTCCTCGTGATGGACGAGAGGATTATTGAACGCTCCCTTGGATCGTCTGAGAGCCTCAAATTCGAAGGATTTTCGCAAGATCATCTATTTGCCGGAAGAACAAAAGAAACGCCCGTAAAAACGAATCCGGACACTCACAGATGGAGAGTTTCAGTCTTGGGAGGTTATGACTGGACTGAAGCCGTTCCGGTTTACGGCGTCAGCGCAGGAATGCGCGTCTTGGGCCCAATCGAAATCGGAGCATGGACGACAGTAAATCAGCGTCTTCACGGCGCAGCAGGCGCATCCGTGTCCGTCTCGTGGTAAACCGTGCATAGCCGTGTATAGACGTGTATAGCCGTGCATAAAAAAAACGCCTCGCCGGGAAGAGGTTACCCGGCAAGGCGTTCCGCTCGTTTGGGAGGATATATCAATGTTAGGAGTACATTGATCATACGAACGGTGAATCAGGAGGAACACAACAATGAAGAGGCGGCGCCCGTTATGGTAAAGCCCCGCACGGTGCGTTTACGGGAGGAGAAACAACGGCTTTGCTTCAATACGGCCAGGGCATATAACCCCGGAAATTTTAAGGGGCGTCAGGAAGTAAGCCTGTCCGTCCCCAGAGACGAGGGAGAATTGAACTGCCCCATATCCGCCATCAAGCGGTGCACTAACCTTTGTGCTACGCCTCTTTGATTGAGAGACAGCAGGAGTCGAACCCGCGGCAGCCGTTCCAACGGACTTACACCAAGACCACTCATTGCCTCTGCCTACAAAGCCCATAATAATCTACAACTGAAAACCTGTCAAGAGTTTTTTTTGATAATCAGGCATAGAATTATCAAACAAAAGACGAATCAGCTGGAAATAGCTAGGAAATGTTTCCTGAAAAATCTCCAAGAATTCATCAGCATTATCATAACCAAGAGGAACGCGACCAAGAAATTCACAAACATTAAAAAAATGCCAACACAAATCACTTCTCATCTGCAAACAATTACCATTATTTGCCAAACTTGACAAAATGATAGAGTTGAATTCTTCTGGATCTTGAACCTCTCCATTCTCTCTGGCAATATAAGCGCATGCAGTAATCTTAGAGATTAAGCGAATGTATGACATAAACTTCTGAAGAAAACGCTCTTGAGGTGAATGAGCGCCACTAAAAACATCATATTCAATTTTCTTATAATTTTCTTTGGTAACACCAAGCTTCCCAAAAAGAAAATTTTCCAAAAGCCATTCATACGCCTTTTCAATTTTTTCTTGCTCAGTCATTTTCTTTTCTCCTCTTTAGAAAGAGTTTTCAGTTCTTCAATTTTTCTCTTAAGTTCTTCGTTTTCGTCTTTTAGAGAATCAATTTCAATTTCTAAACTACGAATATGCTCTTCTGCTTTTTCCCTAATACTTTTCATTTCTTTCATAAGATAAAGAATGATTTCAAACCGTTCATCTTCTTTAAGAGTTTCAGCAAAAAGTTCCACTGTCGCAACTTTGCTTTTTATTACCATCTCACGAATTTCGCTCTCACGATAAGCATCATTGACGTAAAAACGGTTACTCATTCGCACGCCTCCCATTTAGAGATATTGCAATCAGCACCTAAAACCTTGCGATAAGCTGTCAGACGCTTGCGCGCCTGTGCCTTTAACACACCAACATCGTCCACAAAATCATACAACACTGGCTGTTTCTTGTTCTCACATGGCCGCATAATGCGGCCAAGCCGCTGAATCGTTCTGGCCATTGCGCGAGAAGGATGCGCCAGAAAAACCTTTGAAAGAATCGGCAGATCAAGTCCCTCATCTGCCAGCGTCGTTGCACAAAGAACGCGAATATCACCTTTTTCGGCCATCGCAAGTCGCCTAAGACGTTCCTTCTTTGTCTGTTTCGAGGTCAACGCCGCAGCCGCAACGCCACAGGCAGAAATCTCATCAGCAAGTTTCTGGCACTGATCAATCCTGTTTGTCAGCACAAGCCCAACACTGCCATCAGAGAGAGAGGAAACGACAGTACGAATGACAAGCGCATTGCGTTCCTCATCAGCAACAAGAGCCTTAATCAGCTTGGAATAATCAGAGGGGCCGGAATACGGAAACTCAAAGTTTGTACTCACACGGCGAATTTCAGGAACAACCAAGTAACCGGCATCAATAAGCTCCCTCTGCGAAATCTCAAAAACTTTATCGCCGAAATACAAGTCCAGAAACTGAGTAAGGCCGTCTTCGCGTTCAGGCGTTGCCGTCAATCCGAGCCTGTATCTGCCGATAGATCGATCAACAACGGCATGGAAGGTGGAAGCAGCAACATGATGCGCCTCGTCCAGAATTAGAAAGTCATGCGGAGGCAAATCAGCTGAAGGCGACAATGCCTGTATAAGACGAACGCAAAGAGGAATTTTCAGCGCAGCAGCGGCGCTTTCCCACTGAGCCTTCAAATCCTTTGTGTGCACCAGAACGAGCGCCCTGAGCCCGAGACGCGCAATCGCGCCAAGAGCAACACGCGTCTTCCCGCCGCCGCAAGGAATGACAACATACCCCTGACGGACAGCACAAAAAGCATCCACAGCCTTTTTCTGATAATCACGCAGAGGAATTTCAAACGGCTCAAATGCGCGAGGACAAGAACTGCGGGCATCAACATAACGCACGTGAGGCGCAATTTCCTGAATAACGCGCACGCATCCTCTTGGAACAATCAGCCCCTTCCACTCATCAAAGTCATAACAGGAGATTTTGGGAGGAATCCCGTATCCCTTGCGACCAAGCCGCAAAGCCTGAATGAACAGCGGATTCTGAAAGGTGAGCCGAGACTTCAATGTATGCGCAACAGCACCAGTAAGAACGCCCGCAGGAATCCGAATATTGCCGGATACGACGACAGGACGGTGACACACAGGTGTCATGATTTACTCCGAAAAAGCCAAGCCCGACCACAAAAAGACAAATCAGGCAAAATAAGTCACAGGTGTTTTTCAGAGGAAAGAGCGGTGAAGTCCCTGAATACACCCATAAATTAGTTTTCCAAACGAGAGTACACCTTTGATAATTTGGAAAACCGAAAATACAACGAAAACAACAGGTTAAACGATCCCAAAAATCTCCGGTGACGAAACGGTGTCATCGAGACAACGAATGGCATCACTCTTTGTTTCTGGGGACAGGTGAGCATAAATCATCGTCATGCTGATGGAAGAATGCCCCAAAAGTTCCTGAATGACCTTCAGGGGGACGCCCTTCATGGCAAGATGGCTGGCATAGGTATGACGAAGATCGTGCCAGCCGATATTACTTTCAGAACGGAAGATGCGAAGCCGCTCCATCTGTTCACGAAGCCAACGCTCCAAGATACCGCGCGAAGCAGGAATGTGAATGCAAGAACAGACAACGTAATCACATCCGAGAACTCGGACGGTACGGCTCAGTTCGGTACACAGGCAATCTGGGATCGGAATAATCCTCTCTCTGCCGGACTTCGGAACGCCTTCAATGGAATCATTGCGAGTGCGCCGGATAATGATTCGCTTGCGCTTCAGATCAACATCCTGCCACTTCAACCCCTGAATTTCTCCAATGCGGAGACCAGCCTTCAGAGCCAAAGCAACAGCGACACGGAATTCAGAATCGCACCTATCCAGAAGAATTGCCGCCTCTTCAAAGTCAAGAAAATCAGGCTTCTTCTGAGCAACCTTAACACGGTCAATCTTTGGAATATCACAGGTCAAAAGCTGCCAGTCTTTTGCAACGCGAAACATGTGCGACAATCGGGCAAGAATCTTATTGATCGTCGTGTTTGCCATTTTGCGTTCGACCAGTGAATCAACAAACGAGTCAATGTGCCTCTTGCTGATATCACAAATGTGTTTCGTGCCGAAGAACGGAACGAGATTTTTGTGAATGTCCAAAAATGCACCGTTATAGGTACTCGGACGGACGCGATTCTTCAGATGCCGCAAATAATCTTCAGCAAAATCGCCGAAGGAAATCTCGGAATCTTCCAGCATTCCTGTGTCCAGCAACCGTTCCCGGAGTTGCCGTTCGTACTTTTCTGCACCTTGTTTCGTATTAACAGGCGACACGCGACGAACGCGCTGCCGCGATCCGTTAGGAAAAACCCAGACAAAATCAACGGCCCAACGACCGTCTCTGTCGTCCCTTCTGTATGCAGTCATAATCAGCTCCTATCTGATTTTGGCTTTCAAGGACTTCACCGCGTGCAAAGGCTATCACAGAATCCCGATCAAGTCTAACAGCTTTTCCAAAAGAAAAACCTTTGAGACGGCCAGTAAAAAAAAGCTCACGAACAGAACGAGCAGAAAGCTGAAGATATTCTGCCACCTGAGCGACCTTGAGAACGGGAGGAAGGTCACTCATGACACTTTCCCCAGCACCGACCACACAATGGCATGTAAGAACCTTCACCGCCGATGAAAATGCGATCAGCAACGGGAACATTTCTGTGAGAGTACGACGCGGGACACCCGCACAACTCACAAGATGCAACCAACTTTGTAACACGCGCCGCAATAGCCATCAGATCACCGATGCACCCAAACGGCAGCCGATTGCTGTCCATATCAAGCCCGGAACAGACAACGCGCACGCCGTTATCTTCCAGCTTGCGACACACGGATATAATAGCAGGCCCGAAGAATTGAACCTCATCGATAAACACGTTTTTACAATCACCGACAAGCTGAAGGATATCGCCAGCCGTCTGAACGGCAACGGCCTCATGTTTCGCCTTAGAATGCGAAACAACGAAACCGGAATCATCTCGTGTATCACAGGCAGGTTTGAAAACTTTGCAAGGCCCGACACAACAGCGAATAGCATCCAGAAGACACTCTGTTTTTCCGGCAAACATCGGCCCGACAATCAGCTCAATCATTGTTTTTGCCTCCAACATCACGATGCAAATCTTCCAACGCAAAGAGAACCATTAGGCGAGCAAAACGCAGCGACCAGGCGAGTTCTGACTTCTTCTCGTCCTCTGCTTCCATCATCGCTTGGGTGAGATACAAAACGCCATCTGCGAGCTCTTCTTTTGCATCACGAACAGCATCTCGGCCATTATACGTGCAAAGCCGAACACCATAGTGCTTTTCACCAACGGCGAGCCGTGAATTACAAAACTGACGAATTTTATCATCAATAATGCAATCCTCCAATTCGCCTTTGGGATAAACAACGAATCTGGATTTAATGCCGACAACAGGATCATTCTGTTCCATTATTCCCACCAACTTTCTCCCAATAAGTTCGAAATGCATCACCGACGGGATCAACGCGAGCGCCTTGCAGGCGCACAGTCATGTGCAAGTGAGGCCCCGTAGAACTGCCAGCGCCATCCGTACCGCGCGCGCCACCGGAAAGCGCAATAACCTGACCACGGCGAACAGAGGCACCATTCTCAACAGAGACGGAAGACAAATGCGCAAAACCAAACCGAACACGCTTATCTCTGGACTCAACGATAACAGAACGCCCGCCGCCGTACTGTTTGTCAATCCATACTGCGACGACAAAACCATCACACGGGGACACAACATCAGACCCCTGAGGGCAAGCAATATCAATGCCGCCATGGAAGCTGACGGCACAGGTCACAGGGTGAACTCTTTTGCCGTATCCAGAAGATATTCTGTGTTTTAGATCAACAGGCCAGAGAAAATTCATTTCAGGCCAGAAAAAACTCATTTCTTTGTCTCCCGTTTGAATTGAGAAATTGCCGAGGTGTTCTTTTCCACGGCATGTACAAGCGCGTTCACACGAGAGGAACACGCTGAAATTTGATCAGAATTGCCGCTGACATCGGCAGCGACAGCAGTAATATCATCTGCAATGGAATCGCCCACAGGCGTCCCAATGACAGAAGAGACGGCGGCAACCGAAGAAGAAACAGATGCAATATCATCCGCAATGGAATCACCATACGGACTGCCAAGAGCATCAGTAACCGTCCCAATGCCCGCACTGATAGCTGTTAGACCCGAACTGGAATCACTGACGGCTGACAAAATACTGGCTGTGTCCTGCTTAATCGCAGAATTGCCATGAGTCACGGAATTAACTGTAGATACAACGAAATCGACAGTATTCTTTATGGCTTCATTGCCATATGTGGCATTGCTTGAAGCATTGGCAGCAACCAAAGCCGACGCTTTTGCCGACGCGGCATCCGACGCAACCACACGCAATCCAGTATCAGCATCAGTAATAAACAGCCGGGCAATCGCGGCATCAGACGCGGCATTCGCAGCGGAAGACGCAGCCGCATCCACAGACGTTTTTATTGCAGAATTGCCAATGCTGGCATCATTGACAATGGAATAAACCGCCGTGGATGCAGACGCGCCAACAGACGCATGTGTTTTTAATTGCGAATATCCTTCAATGAAGCGAGAAAACTTGCTGGCCAGGTGAGGCGTCAACGTGTCTGTAACAGTAAATGATTCTGTCCCGGTATTCGCATAAAGCGGAGTGGTACTAGTGCCAGCATTGACCGACGTGTTTGCACGAAGATACATCTCTGAGAATTCCCACTTCTTAGAGTACTCTACTGTCTCATCTTCATAAACAAGCGCCGTATAACCAGACGTTCTCATGCTTGCGCTTATGGGGTAAACAAAGCGAATTTCCCAGGTGAAATCCTTTTTGTAACTGGTGCCAGTCCCACCCAAAGCCGTCTGAATATCGCCGAGCGTAGCTCCGAGATCGAAATAATCCATACGCCTGATCAGATTATTATTTGGATTATAAAGAAAAGACGGTCTGAACAAAGGCGAATTCACAACCGTTACACCATTTGCAACGATTCTGAAGTAAATAAACAAAGAATCTGTAATATTAAACGGATACTCCGCGAGATTTATAAACGCAGTTTGATTCTTAAGGGCAACGTCAGTATCAACGAGCGTTGTCCTGAAAAGCATGTACGGAGTAACCGTAAGACTTGGAGTTTCCGAATTTGTCCATCCGATTGTTGCATACAGTATTGAGCCGATTCGCCCAATGTTACCCATAAGTTTACAGCTTGCATAAATCGCGGACATTAGAAACCCCACAAAAAAAGGATTATGGGTTATATTTAATAACCCATAATCCAAAAATATCAGGCAAAGAGAGAATCACCAGTGAGTGAATCATAAACGGCCTGAAGCTGATTGTCTGGAATATCAGAGAACTTCTTCCAGCCGCCGCGATTCAGAGCATCAAGAACAGCCTCTCTAGGAAGCGTTCTCGCAAGAACAATCAACTGGTCGCGAGTAACGCCACCGCGCTGCTCAAACGGATCAGCCGCAGCGGGAGGCGCAAAAGACTGAACAGGAGCGGCAACAGGAGCAGACGCGGCATTCTTCACAGCGGAAACCGCAGCAAAAACCTCAGCAACGGCGGCAAGATGCTTCTCATCATCATCATCAGGACGTTCAAGCGGCAGCAGTTTGAGTGAATCTCTGACGGCTTTCTGCTCTGCATTCAAATCGCGATCATACAGAACGTCATACTTGGTATTCATCTTTTCGCCAGTGCGCGTCAGAGTGAACACAGAATTAGCAAAACGCTCATCACCATACTTCTTGCGACAGAGAATGACCTTCTTGAAGAAGCCGACGGCCAATTCAAGAATACCAACGCCGCCGCCGTCATCAATACGCCAAACATTCATTCTGACTCTAGTCTGAGACTTCACGCCGCGACGTGCCAGTTCTTCAGTGAACGGAACTGTTTTTCCATCAACGAAAGCTGTCTCAATGGGATGCGGAGCACCCAGAAAAACAAGATTGATAGATTCACCGTCTTTCAGCTTAATAAAAAGACCGCCGTCAGCTTTCTCTGCCGCAGTCTCGATTTCGTTCCAAACGTCTGTCATCGCTTTTGTCCTTTCCAGATTCCTTCGGTTTATTGCTTTTGCGATCAAAACGGCTCAATTTGTTTAGAGCCACATTAATGGCGTCATAAACGCCGAGAAAAAAGTCACGCTGAATATACTGGATTATCGGCTTCATGCTTCAGGCGGATCCTTTTCAAAGACAAAGGACAGAATCGCGTCATTTTGCGTAGAATCCAAAACCTGCAACGCAACGCCAGCAACCAGTCCAATGCCGAACATCATTTTCAACGCGAAACGCTTATCAGGAGAACCGGTCACAACCTGACAAAACTTTTTCCGGACTTCAGCCCTGAACTCAGGTGTCTGCGCTGAAAAAAAACGTTCAAAAAGAACACTAAGCTCATCATCAACCGCACGCCCGCCGCCTTTTCCTGAATCATCAGAAACAAGCAGATTTTCTTCTTCCATTGTAATCTCCATGCCGTCCCAGCGGCTTTTTTTTGAGTAACACGAAAGAAGATAAGATTCAAAAGAAGAACGTCAAGACAAACACGAAAATTTGTCGTTTTTTATTCAGAGCAAGCAACGTTCCACAAAATTTTATTGACGCGATTCTTGCCGCACTTGACCAGGCAAAGGCCAGAACTCCAACGCCCGGCAACAGAACGGAACCAGTTGCCAACTCTCACTGGATCAACATCACGGCCAAACCTGTCCATGCGTTCACCAAGCTGGAAGGCTTCATACAAATCGCCCCACTCAGCAGGCATGGAACACCCCGGATTCGAAGCATAAGTCGCACGTGTCGCATTCATGTCGCTGACAAGATCAAACACCGTGAACGGCTGACTGCCTCGAAGAGCATGAATCGACCGAAGAAGAAGATCATGCGCCTCACGTTCCTGAGACAAAGATGAAGCAGTCGCTTCACCAGAACGCACAGGATCAGGCATGCCAATCCATGCCAGAATATCACGAATCATCCCCCACGGCTCAAACGAACCAAACGACGACTTTTTAACCGTCGGACGGCCAGCCTGAATCCACCCCTGAACGATTCTGGCGGCAGAAACATACAGCTCAACCTGATGCGCTTTCACATAATCTTCCAAACCAATGATTTTGAAGTCACTCCGGTTTTCTGGATTTGAGCAGTTAGGCGCAAGCTCACAGGTAACGACACGCCGGTATAAGTCGCCGCCAGCTTGAACATTATTGCCAGTCAAAAAGAACGTCGTTGTAACAGGCAGAGTCGCTTCACGCGATTCTCCCAGAACGCGCCCTGTAAACAGCCCACCAGAAGTCAAAACAGCCTCTAAACCAGGCGCTCTAACTTCGCCGGTGACGTTATCGAAGAGACGCATCAACGCGCCAGCCTTCAGGGCTGAGAACAACTCTTTCTGGAATTCGCCTGCATCTTTGGTCAGTGAAGCAACGGGACACGTTTCACCGGTCAAAATCAAAGAAATCAATGTTACCAACAGAGTCTTGCCACTGCCAGGCGTCGTCGAGGTGAAGACGAACATCGGCGTATTGCCTTGATAGAAACGTCGACAAAGAGGCGTCAAAAGAGCAGCAAGCCAAACGGCCCTGTCAGCATCACTGGCAAATGGAAAGTCACAAACCAAATCCATCAACGCATGGAAGCAGCGCTGCGCAGAAGCCCTGTCTGTCTTCTGAGGCAATTCGCCCCATTTCCGTTCAGGCCAGAAATAAATACCAGTCGCATCATCATAGCCAGGCGATGAAATAAACCTGCCATCAGGCAACAGGACTGGAATCTTGACCACAACATCTAGTGGCTTCAGAAACGAAAATGAACTGCGCCCAACAACCTGTTGTGCGAACGAAGGTGCCGGGTCCCAGGGAATGAGATTGCCTTTAGAATCTGGACGGAACCAACTGATATAACGCCCAACGAGAGACGCAGCGTCACTCTGCCGAACAGGAACAATTTTGCCATCGATAACCCTGCAACAGCCGCCGCCGCGGGAATAGACACCGTTTAAGGCGAGAATTCTTTCAGCAAAATCAATCGCGGCATACTCTTCGCCGACGCGCTTAACAAACCGAACGCGCTCAGTGTGAGCCTGCTTCCAATCGGAACCCCACTGGTCGATCTCACGCGATGCCTCTGCGTTCGATAACTCGCTTGGCTTATTACCAGTAATCAGCTCAAAGACGGAAATCCCAGCCAAATAAGCGTCAACATCGGCAGCATCACCAGTCCAGCATGGAGAATTCGGGCTTTTCGTACCGCCACTGATATGATGTTCAGACCAACAACACCATTTTGACGGATCTGCCGGAAGCGCGCCAAAGCAGGCATCCCCCTTATCTGGATGAAACGGGCAATGCCCGCTACCAGGCCGGCCCCAATCGCGAAAATGCGTCCGATTGTAATCCTGAAGAGCAGCGGAAAACGACGAGTCAGAACGAACATCAACCTGAGAAACAACAGGTTTTATCTCTGAAACTGTGTCCAGTGATGAAAGCTCATAAGCGTCATATTCTGACGAACGGCAAACAACGACATCGGCAGCGCGGGAAACACCTGAAATGACTGCATTCGGAGGATAAACGAGCCGTGCATAATCCTTGAAGACAGAGGGATCATTCTTCAGAACACTAAGAGAGGGATTAGAATCAATCCACTTCTGGATCAAACGAGACGCCCCGCGAGCAATTTTCGCATATTCAGCACGGTCACGGCAGACTTCTTGAAGAAGAAAAACAACACGCATCCCCCGCGGTGAGAAATGCCAAACGTTTCCACAAGACGGAGGAGACGCCAAAACGGACTTGCGAACATCATCCGTCAGAGAGGCATGCTGACCGGGAATCGGCTCATGATCGAGATCGAAGACGACCATGCTGGACGATTCCCAGTCATCCCCAAGCCGCCTGTCTTGCCGCCAGACGTGGGGGCTCCACCATGGATTCCAGGAAGCTCCACGAGGCGGAACGGCAGCCAGTTCACGAGCGAAAGATTCAGCGCCATCATAAGAAACGCGATGCGCGAACTTTTTGCCGCCGGAGCCGGGAACATCCGAGAATACAGAGAATTGCATGCCAACCTCTCAAACATCTGAACAAGAAAGCAGATTCCAGATAATTTCAGATTCAAGATAATCCAGAGAATACTGAACAGGCGACACGTCAACAACAGCACGCGGAAAATTTTTATCTACCAGCTTCAAGGCAGACTGCGAAACAACCTGACTGTCATCTGCGAAGGCAATGCCGTTTATACCGTCCATAATCGACTTCAGAAGGTTATCGACGTCACGGCGTTGTCGGTTATGACAGTAGAACACAGCTGTTAAACGCACGGGCCCTTCAATAGGAGCCGGAAAAGCGGCCTTTGCGAAATGCCTGACAGAACGCTCATACTTTCTAGTCCTGTCGGGCATGTAAGCATGGCCATCGAGTGACAGCCGAGGCCGCCCGCAGGGCACAGGCGGCCCGGGAATAACGAGAACTGTCATTCAGGAAGCCCATGACCTTCCGGAGCAAGTTCCAATGTATTCATAAACATATTGATCGCTTCACGGCAGGCGAAAACATCATCCATCGCACCATGTGTCGGACGATGCTTGAACGCGCAATCGGCCAATGTAAGCAGACTCTTAGTCGCGCAGCCGAGGTAAAACGTCGCGAAAAGAGAGCCGGAATCAACATAGGCGTTATAACTACCAGGAAAAGCAACGCCATTTCTGGCAGCACAACAACGAAGGAACGAGACGTCAAAATGAACGTTGTGTCCAGCCCAGAGGATTTTTTCGCCGTCAAACGGCTCAGCGCACCAATCCAGAAACTTCTCAATATCACCATCAAATGAAGAATCAGCGCCGTTTGCACGCAGCTTCGACACAGTCAAATCATTGATGCGCAATGCGCCTTTTGTAACGCGACCATTCGGCAGATAATATTTATGCCAATAATCGGGCTTCAGCCCTTTATGTGTCGGAAAATACCGACAGGCTGCGACCTCCAAAATCGCATCTTTTGAGGGATCGAGACCGCCAGTTTCGAGATCAACAATAACAACAGGCCGAAAATTATCAGACTTCATGCGTCACTCCTTAGCGTTAGAGGAAAAGAGAACCTTTGTCGTCCTAGACTTGGCAGCGCCTTCCAACTCCGCCTGAAGCTCAATAGCCTTCAGAGAACCGGCAGACTTGCCGTAAGCCGAAACAACCTTTTTCAAAGGCGTGGAATCAACTGAACAAATTTCACGCATAACCTCATCGCGTGAATGTCCAGTGTAACGAGAAACCAAATCCAACGTCTTCGCCAAATCATAACTGTAAGACGTCTTTGTGATATACCGAAACGCCTTACCGCCTGCCGTGAAATCGCCATGCTCATCGAGAACGGCTTTAATCCGGGCATCAATGGCATCTTTGGAATTCTTTGCACCATTCAGAACACCGGCCAGCGCTTCACGGCGAGCGACAAGCGCTTCAATTCCTGACTGACTGTTCAGATCAATAGTGCCATCCGCTTTACAGGCATTCTGAAACGCCTCGCAATATTCCCTGTGATCACACCAGCCACACAAAGCATTCAAACGAGCCGGATATTCAGGACGCTCAGTGCTTTCAGCCATGGCCTCAAAATAGCGAATCTGATTGTCCAGCTGTTCAGGCGTCCGGGAAGTCGTCTGTTTGTACCCCATCCGCAGCATCCAATACGACAAAACAAAGCGTTTTGCCCAGGGGAACAACTGCCGACAGACCCATTCATAAAGCCCAAGCTGCATTGAGCTTTCAAGTTCCTCATCAGAGTACGGCTGTTTGTTTGTCTTGTAATCAATAATTTCCAGAGTGCCATTCCCAAGGTCATCAACGCGGTCAATAAAACCCTTCACGCGAAAACGGCCCAGGGGCAAATCAAAGGGGATCTCGCAGCCGCGCACCTGCATAGGCTCTAAGGCGGGATGCGCCACAGCAAAACGCCGCATAATGGCAAGCCCCTCATCAAAGAGAGCTTGATCAGTCAAACACTCGTCGCCCCAATGTTTCTGAAACAGGCCGCAAAGCTCATCTGCATTAACGGCGCCGCCCTCTTCTGAGTGAGCATTGAAGTAATCTTCCAGAGCCGCATGACAGGCAGAGCCGAAACGCGTTGCGTCTGTTCCGTCACCGCGTTTCCCCTGAACATAAGAGTACTCAAATGCCTTAGGGCACTTCTTGTACTGATCTATCCTGCTGTACGAGATATACTCGTTTTTATAGGCAGCTGAATCTGACTGCTGGCCTTTTCCTGTTTTGGACGCTTCCATTTTTGTTTCCTTTCCGCGGCCCGTCTTGTCTTCAGGGCGATATCCCTGAGTGACAGCGAGCCACTTCCAACACATGAATTCTCCGACTCTTTCACAGGCGCCATCAGGGCGGAAGAACTGACAGCGGCGGCTGTTGGGTTCGGGTCTGTAGCAATCCAATTCTCCAAAACTGGAAAACGCGCGACCTGATTGTCCGGATGAAGATGCCATTCAGTACAAATCCCTTCCTGCTCTAATGGAATTAAAGCATAAGGCCTGCTGATACCGCACACAGGACACTTCAGATATCCAGCCTTGGGAGCGTAATACTTCAGCGGATCGAGGCCGAATGCCGAGCAAACAGACAACCACGTTGCACTGGGAGGCAGCCGGCCAGAATCATGCGCCTCTTTCAGCAAGCGCAGATACGCTGCACAGGCATCACGATAACGCCCAGACACAGACGGCCACCACAATCCACATGGGAACATAAAACTTCAAACAATAGCAGACATTATCTGCAATATCGTTACACTTCGATTTACGCATTTTTATACTCCAATCCCAAAACAATATTGCTGACGAAATTATCAGCATAGGCTTGAGAAATTTGAGAGCGTTCCATCTTGCGCAGCCGATCACCACCGGAAGACCATTGACCTGTATGCGTGATTTTCTTGCGATAAAGAGAACCGATAATGGACATCGGTTTCTTCAAAGAGAAATTCACAAACCAATACGCAGTCGGCTTCATAAAATAATCGCCATGCAAACTTCTGTCATAATCGATATACGACGGCGGCAGCAGTGCATTAGTAGATTTCAGAAACGCATCATTATTCCAGGGGTTTTCAATAATCAGAGAAAGTTTCTTAGAATCTGCAATCCAGAATAACTTGACCAGAAGATTGAAGTTGTGAGCGCGATTATTATTTCTGCAAATAATCTTTTCACATTTCTCTCTGAAAGAGAGGTTTCTGTAATTATGATACGCAAACCGATGCGCGAGCTGAGACGGAGCACAGAAGTAAGTACAGGGAAAGAAGGCAAATGAAATATCATCGGAAGACACTTCATCAAACAAAGACGGCTTTCCATCAAACGCAGATTCAATCTCATTGAACAAATCAATCTGAACATCAGTCTGTCCGAATTGATTATCAATGTCATAATCGAATGCAGAAATTCCATTCGACTTGAATGCGTTTTTGAAAACGCCGCTCTGCTCAAACAGAAGAAATGCCTTCCGATACATAGGCCGCCCCCGTTATTGTTCCTGAGAAGAAACAGATTTCTCTTTTTCAGGATCGGGCAATGCATCCTTAGGCTCAGGCAGTGCATCTTTCAGGAACAGAACAGGGAACAGAGAATTATTGCCGGGACGAACCGCCAACAACTCAGCCCTGTCTTTCGCATTACCGTAGAAACTAACGGAAAGCGACGACAGCATTTTCAACGGCTTAAACAAACTGAGAAGATCATTCACGCAAGCCGAGATAAAACACTGCTTGCCAGTCAATTCACCATCAAGATGAACTGAAATCTGCTGCAAGCATTTATTACTGAAAGACGAAAGAGTGAGAAGCCGGATACCGTCAAAATGAATATCAACCGGATTGCACTTAGACGCCTTTAACAGCTTCAGAGATGATGAAAGACGTGACGCCTCGACGTCAACGCGAGCAACAACATCATCAAAATCCAACGCACGCACTTCAGGAATCTTACCCACTTTGACCGGGCGAATATACAACTCAACGCCGCTAAAGACACAGCCGACCAAATCAGAAGAAACGCCAAATTTAATCTCTGTATCTGGACAGATTTTGAGAACAGCCAGCAACGTCTTAGCCGCGCTCAACGGAATAACAGAAGCGCAATCTTCAATAGACGGAAAAAGACAAGCATCAGCAGCAAGTTTATCTTCACATAAACCAACAACATTGAGCTCATTATTGTTTCTGACGTCAAACAAAACGCCATTCTTCATCGGATTCAGCTCTTTAGAGCCAGCAGCAAGAAGCGCGACAGAAACAGCGCGAGTCAGCGCAGCCGTACCGACAAAGGCTGATTTCATCATTTCAAACTCAACAGCAGCCGCAGAAACATCCCTTTCACACGATGCCGGATTATTCGCAACGTCAGACGCCTTGAAAGAGCCGCACTGAACGACATTAAAACCGTCAGCAGACGAAACAAGAACATCACTGCCGTCAAATCCCTTTGAAGCATTCAGAATTGCGAGCGGAACAACACCATCCCCAGGAAGAATGACATCACAGGGATGTTCCGTCTTCAGCATAATATCCTTATCGCAAAAACAAAAACTAACAACATTGCTATAAGCCGAGACAGAAACATCAGATGCGGCAATAGCTTTAGACAGCTTCATCGCCTTTTTCAGCTCAGACGTCTTAATTGTAAAATTCATTCCAACCTCCCAACTGCGACATAAAACCACCGGAAGAAAAACCTCCGCCGGGCCCATCCCGGCAGAGGCGTCAGCGCGAAAATGACGTTCCCCAAAGATTTTGCGCCGACAAAAAACCGTCAGAAATCTTCAGACTTATCAATTTCAGCTGTAACCCGATTGAGAACCAGTCTTCTGGCTTCCGGATGCCTGTTCGCCAGGGAAACAACCTTGTCCACTTCTGCCATCAGAACTGCTCTCTCTTCTTCTGTCAGAGGCGGCACGGGCTTCAGAAACCGCTCCTTGTAAAAAAGCAGATCCTCCCACTGAAGCTCAAAACCAGGCCACGCCTGCATGATTTTCCGCGCATTCGACGGACTGAAACCGTCAAAACGCCCGCGAAAAACATCATAAAACGTCGTCTTTGGAACCCCACTGCACTCAGACGCCTGCGCAATGCTGATTCCATTCTTCTTTAGCTGTCTTGAAAGAGATATCGTGTCCATGCCGCACAAAATAGACACGAAAAATGAAACGTCAAAAAAAATCAGACATCTTTTTGCATTTTACGAAAAAAAACAAAAACTTGACGAAAGAAGCAAAAGACACAAAAAAGACACAGGAGGTGAAAAATGCCAAAAGTAAGCTACGACCCAACAAAACAGCGACAAATAGCAAACAGGATCAGACGAGAACTAGGCAAAAGAGGGCTAACACAAAACGCATTAGTTGATATTTGGCAAATAGGACGAACAAATGTTTCTGGAAAATTAAACGGAAAAACGCCAGTATCAGAAACACAAATAAAACAGTTTGAACAAGCCATGGGAATGCAACCAGGAGAACTCGAAAAAGAAACAGAAATAACAACAGAAAATTTTGAACAAAATTCACGTGCAAAAACCATCAAAAACATACTTAAACAGGCAGGAAAAACGCAAAAAGACTTAGCGCAAATATGGGGAATGAACGAAGCATCAGTGTCACGAAAACTTTCAGGTCAAACGGCAATAAAACAGCGACACATTGAACTTTTGGAGGAAGCACTGCACATGCCCCCAGGAACAATCTTGGCCGGAAACGGAATCATTGTCGGATCAACCGTTCACGTAGAACAAAACAACACGCAGCAAGCCAAAGAAAAAGAAGAAATGCCATTGCAAAACTTTATCGACAACTTCAATATCGTTCTGAAAGACAGTGTAACCAAAGCGCTCATGAGATACGCATCTGTGTTTCCAGATGAAACAAAGACAACAGCCGAATGGCTCAGCCTATGCGTCGCTTTAACGCCAAATGATCACTTGTAGCCGCCAGAGCCAGGCAAAAACGCATAGGCTGAGCACAAAAATGACACAAAAATAAGCCTATGCAGAAGCCTATGCAACAAGCCTATGCAACAATTTTCACAATGAAAAACACTATATCTGCATAGGCTGCATAGGCTTTTTTCAAAAAAAGAAGGTAAAATCAAAAATAAAAATAAAACACAAGGGGGGACATGGGAAAAAAGCCTAAAAAGCCTATTCAGCCTATTCAGCCTATGCACTTTTAGACACTTCTGAAGGCCTCAGTGTATACGTCTGTGTATATATGCGGCGTAAAGGGGTATATAGTAACGGTACCGACCTTCGATGCCACTACATGAACAGAAAAAGGAAGAACAATCCGGGTAAAAACAAAAACAAAAAGGAAGAAGCTATCCGGATCAAAAACCAGGCGTCCGCGATGAGACAGCGGACGCCAAAAGGTATGCGCTTCGCGCTCAGCCAGAGCGTCTTGTGGGCTCCCCATTTTGCCGTTTTTTCTCGTAAAAACGGGAGGCGCGCGCCACGCTCGGCGCTCTCGGCGCATCTGGAGCCGCGCAACAGTACAGGATATACTGTTTGTTTATTGTGCTCGCGCGCTTTTGGTGTCATCAGGTGACATAATGCATTTTCCGTGCCAAATGGATCAAAAATCTTTCCTGGCTTTCTCCCGATGCCCACGCCTGATTTCTCCCTCGTTTTTCGCCATGTTAGACGCAACAAACAGAAACGCCCGCGCCCGTGATTGTCACGGAATTATCACGGCGATTTTATGATATGGAAACAGAAAATTTCAATCGCATCAAATCAAGTAATAATATAACAATATAACAATATAATGCATAATAACCCAATCATTCCCCCGCGCCGCCAGCCGCCGTTTCATTTTTTTTGCATTACAAAATAAGTAATATAATAATATAATAACATAATAATACAAATAAAAAAGTTTCAATGTTCCACGTGGAACATCAGAATTTTTTTTATTTTTTTTATTGACTCTTTTGACAATGTGCTAAAAGCCGCGCCCATTTTTTCTTTTTGCGCTTTTTCAGAGGGGGAAGAGGTAGTTTTGTTTTTTTTGTGAGTTTTGCATCACGAAAAAAAAACGACAACTTGTCGTTTTTTTTATTGACAGTTTTCTTTTTTCGCACTATACGGAAATGTAAAACGAAAAGTCAGCGCCCAGTTTTGGGCAGAAAGGAAAAGACAATGAGTAGAGATTACTTGGACTCACTTTTTGAGTTTTTGGAAAGTAACGGAATCGCGACGGCAGCCGAGATCAAACTTGTCTGCAATATCAACGGATACAACGAGAAATCGATGAAAGATATTCTGTGGTGCCGTGAAGGGTACCGCAGTTTTGAGCAGATCTGGGACTGCTGCCGAGAAGATTACGATTTTTCGGCAATTAAAATCTGGATGGAAGACGAGGAAGACGAAGAGGAAGACGAAGAAGAAAACGAAGAAGAAAACGAAGAAGACCAGGGAAAGGAAAAAGACAATGGCTAAAAGTAAAATGATGGCAAGGATGGAACTTTTTGCAAAATGGGCGGCAGAATTAAAGCCAGGCGAAAGTTTAACTGTCTTTGCAAAAATCACAGAAAACGCCGTAACACTGTATAATCATGCTGGACTTCCCTTGACGCGCGCATGCGGTGGCGGATACGACCGCGCCGGAGCCTGCTTAGAGACGCTTTTTAAGCGTTTACCGGGAGGCCAGGGAAATGCGGATCTGTTGGGCTGGTGTGGAGCGAGTGAGGCGGAATTACCGCAATTCCAATTGAAAAGAGTTCTGACGGCGTCAAGTCTCTGGAAAATTCCGGTCAGTGTCTGGACAATAACCCGCAAATGATTTTTTTCAGGGAAAGGAAAAAAAATGAAAGCAATAAAAATAATCAAAGAAAACTACGATGCCCGATACCCTCTTTTCGACGGCAATTTGCAGCTTGAGGACTACAGCGGCCGTTTTATGCCGGCTTCAGTTTGTCTGACCATCGATTTAGACGCCAAAGAGGCAAAAATTGAAGACTGGGGCGCATATGTCCCCAAGTCCTCCACTTATACCGCAAGGGAGTTGGAGGGGCGTATTTGCCGCTTTTTCGCCCAAATTCGCTTCATCTCACGGCGAAATCTTGCTGCACTCCTCCTGAGCATCCGCCCTCTGATCAAAGAAGCTTTTAAATATAATGAAATCGATGGCATGGAGAATGACATCCAGAATCTTTTGGACAATGAATTTTATGACTGCTGCGACGCTGAAAGGGAAGAGGTAGACCGCCAGTGTCAGGCGGCATGCGAGGAAATCAATCTGCCAGAAAAACTGACTCCTGCATGGATCCGGAAAAATCTTACAGAGGATGAAGAAAAGGACGCAGTTGAACTTTTTTTAAGGGCGGCTTCAGCTGGAACGCAAGCGGACACCGACATAATCCGCCAAGAGTGCTCAAATGAAATTTGGAATGCGATCAAAGCGGCTCAAGAAGAAGAGTAATAAACACACAAAAAAGCCGTCTTACGACGGCTTTTTTATTATCACCCCAGGAGGAAAGCGAAAAATGAAAAAGCAGACAGACGGAATTAATGAACAGATCATGCAAAAAATGAACATTTTGGCCGATGAATCAAGCGTTTTTCTTAGGCTTTTGATGTGTGAAACAGGGGAAACCGCCGACAGCATAACAAGAGCGAAGGAAAAATACAATAAAATCAAAAGTAAACAAATAGAAGTCATCAACCTTTTTTACAGGCTATCAGATGAGAAGCAAAGAGAAGAAATGAATAACGATTCAAGAAGTAAAATTGATTTAACGGAAATCATCGCATTTCAAAAGCTGAAGGAGTTGGAAAAGCGTTTTCAGAAAAATCAGGGAATTGAACGAATCACAAGAAAATTCAATTCTCTTTTAAGCGAGGAGGAACGCAGACAAAGACAAGAGGAAGGCTGGGCGGAAAAAATGGCATCAGATGTTTTTTCAATTCTGAAGGAGGCCAACACATGAAAAAGCCGACAATCACTGAACAGCTGGATACCATCCTTTTCAAAATCAGATGCATCAGATATTCGCTGGGGTACATGGCAGAAAAAGAACTCAGCAAAAGACAAAAAGAGGCCCGAGAACTTGAAGGCCACGCAGCGAGAATTGTACCACGCGCGCGCGGCAACAAACGCTGGATCAATGCGACAATGGCAGACATCAGAGCCGAAGCATGGGCAATTAGCGTTTTCCTCCCGAAACAAAAAAGCGCCCTTCAGTGAGACTGAAGAGCGCCCAGGGAAAGAAAAGCCGTGGCGCGCGATAGCAGCGCGCCGCGGCATCCAGGAGAATAAACAATGCGTTTTTTTTGTCAAGAAGAAAAAGAAAAATTCTGGGCTGTTTTTGAAAGGGAAATCGAAGCCCAGGAGCGCGCGCGCGCTGATCAATGCGCAGCGGCAGCCGCCACGCTGGACGAAACAGACCCGCTGACGGCAACTCTTTTAAATGCGGCATGCGATCATCTGACGGCATCCAGACACGCCGCACAAACCGCTGCAAAAATCAGAATGAAAGGAAAGCACGCCGCTCAAAAGCTGGAAAAAGCCGGAGTGACAAAAGCAATTCAAGCCGCGCTATTCATGGAGATTTTAGAGGCAGTTTTCAGTTTTAACGCAGCAGCGGCAATGGAAAAGTTTGAAACACTGGAAACAATCCAAGAGAACGGGAGAATCTAGAAAAGACATACCAGCCGCCCCTCCCCTTCACAACACGCAGAAGGGGAGGGAAACGGCAAAAAATTGACCGGACGCGCCCTGCGGGCGCGCCCGGCAAGCAGAAAGGCCCCCCCCCCCCC